TAGAAGAACCATCCCCAACACCATAATCAGTCCCAATAAGACTAAACAAGTCAGCATACGATGTTCGACTAACAGCACTACCATCCGCCTCTAACCATCCCGTCGGGAAAGAAGATGCTGTAGGCCAATCAATAAGCGTCCCCACAGGAGCCGTAGACAGGCTCGTAGTCGTCACCGTACCAATACTAGTAGTATACCTAATATAGTATGCACCCGTCGTAGCAGACACGCTAGGCACGTTAAACGTCGTGCTACCATCACCCGCACCATAAGTCGTACCGATCACAGCGAAGAGTGTAGCATACGTTGTTCTTGATACCGCACTACCATCAGCGGGAAGCCATGCTGTAGGAGTTGCGGATCCTGCGAACCACATGATAGACCCTACAGGCATAGAGTCGTTTGTTGTAGCGGTTGTGGTTTTTAGGTTCCACTTTGTTCCGTCATATGTCCATGTGGTTGCGCCAGAAGTGAATTCTTGGCCGTTTGTTGGACTGTCTGGAAAGTTAATAGCCATTAGTCACCTCCTTAAAGTTCGGCATCAGCCATCCAATGCCCTCTAGTATTTCCCACCTTCCAAGAATAACCCCCATCTTCAACATCCGCCACAAAACTACCAGCGCCAATAAATCTAATTACTGGAGTTCTATTAAGATTAGTTTGAGAATCATTATTAGTCTCCCAAGCAGTCGAATTACCCGCAATATTTCTAGTAGTTACAGTTGGAGTTGTTCTTTTTGTGGTTGCAAACCGTACAGGAACATAGTGTCGTCCTGCCCCATTACCGGAACCACTATGATGAACAGCGCCTGCATCGGTATTGGTATGAATTGGTACTTCAATGTTATAAGATTTTTCGTAATATCTTTGACATTTACGTACAGTAGTCTCATAAGGCTCAAACTCGAAAGGAGTAACAACCTCAGGTTCTAACTGTACACCAGTAACCTGCCAATAATTATTCGTTGCTGCTGCTAAGTTTGTTTGACCAACAGCACGATTGGGGTTAGTCGTACTAGCCCAAGTAGTATTAAGAGTACCACTAGTAAAATCAGGACCCGCCCCTAACCAAAACCTAAGATCTAAACTACGACCATTATCATTATCAAACGCGCCAGTAGTATCCGCAGGAAAAACAATAGTTTTCTTCTCCCACGTAGCACTACTAGAAATAGTATACGAAGCCCCTACTGTACGATTATTATCCTGGTCATACAATTCGCAAATATACGTACCAGTTACATTAGACTTAACCCAAAACGACAAAGCAAACTTTTTAGCAGAAGAAGTACCTTTAAGAAAATGTTGAAGATTTTGCCCCTCAATCAACTGTGTTAACTGGCAACGATCATCAGCCGCTGGCGCAGCATCCGCCGTAGTAACCAACATCTTTAAAGATTTACTAAAACCACTACCAGTAGGCGCATCATTTTCAACACTTACCGTCCAAGTACCCATATTTGAAATACCACTAGGCCAGCGGTCAGCAGTAGTATAAGCACTACTAGTAACACCCGTAACACTCGTAGCCCTCTGCGCAACCTGCATAGCACCATTAATAATAACATTACGATACGCAGGAGCATACCCAGCAAGAGTGTTATCAATACCACTAAGATGCGCCGTCAAATCAGTAACATCACCAGCACCACTAGCAGCACTATCACGAGTATAAACACTAGGAACATAATCAACAGTAAGCCGATCAGCATCAATAATATCCGAACCACCACGAACATGATCCGAACCATGAAGCGGAATCGTCAACTGACCATTCGTACCAACCTCAACCCATTGGTCACTAGACCCATCCTCATACCAAACAAACGTCTTACCCGTAGTAGAATCATACCATAAATCACCATCACTAGGCGACACAGGAGCAGTATCATCAGTAGTAACACTAGACCCGCCAGCACCACCAATCTGATCCCACGCACTACCCGTACTACGATACAACAAGTATGGAGCAACACTACCAACCCCGAACAAGGATCCGGCAGGATACAACGAGTCGGGAAGCGTAGGAAGCGCAGCACCAATACCAACAATCTTCGTAAGATCAAGCGCATCAGACTGGCCCGGATTATGCGTACTAGCATGAGCCGTAGGAGTACGAGCATCAGTAAGCCTAGAATCAGAATCCACCACAGCCGTACCAGTAATCTGACTAGGCGCCAATTCTAACTCGTCACTACCACCCGACTCGTGACTAGTAGCGTGCGCGGTTGGAGTCCTCGCATCCGTAAGACGCGAATCAGAATCAACAACAGCAGTACCCGTAACCTGATTAGGAGCAATCTCAATCTCATCCGTACCGCCAGACTCGTGCGACCCAGCATGAGCAGTAGGAGTTCTCGCATCCGACAATCGGGAATCACTCGTATACACAAGATTAGCCGTATCACTAATACCATGCACACTCTGAGTATCACCAATATGATCGTCAAGAGTAGACGCATTCTCCCACAAGCCCGTCAAAGAATTATACTCAAGAATATCCTTATCCGTAGGCGAACCAGTCACAACATCATGCAACTCGTTAAGGTACTCGCCCGTCTTCATACGAACATAAAGAATGCCCGAACTAGAATTTTTCTTCGTAACAATCGCAACAGGCAGATTAAGATCCGGAGCGGTCGGAGCAGTAGAAGTCAACAAGCCCGGAGTATTAGGATCAAAATACAAAACCGTCCCAACAAGCCAAGCATCAGTATTCACATTACGGACATAACCATCCGTAACCACATAACCCAGCGTATCATCCGCAATATTCTCAGCGGCAATACCAAGCATATACTGGGCAGCAACACTACCGTCAGCCACGGCCAGATCAATATCAATCCGATCACCCGCCGCACCAACGGACATCACAGCGCTCATCTTATTAATCGTAGAACCAGTACCATTCTTAGCATAAATAACGTGCTTCTGGCCCAGCGGTAACTTAACATGACCTCCCTCCAAGCCAAGAATCAAACTACCATCATCCGCGCTCCACACAAGACGAGCCTCAGAATCCGACTCTGGAGTAATATTATCGAACTGGACACCACGCACACCAACCAGAGAAGCATCAAAATCAGCATTAGCATCACGCAGGACTAGCGTATCAGGCGTGCTCGTCTCGGTACCAGTAGTCGCACTATTCGCAACCTTACCAGCAGTACTAATCGTATCCAACTTCGTATCAACAATCGCAGCACTAGCATTAATATCATCATCAACAATTGTACCATCAAGAATCATATTACTCGTAACAGTGCCCGTATCAGTCGTAGCGACCAGATCAGCCGTATCTGCAATACCATGCACATTCGTTGTGCTCTGAACATGCGTAAAGAAAGCGGTTCCCTGAGACTGGGCAAAAACATCCTGCACAAACTCTGTCGTAGCAATCTTCGTTGTATTATCCGTATTCGCCTGCGTCGTAGTCGTAGGACTACCATCAAGATCAACGTTTGACTGAATCTTACTACTCGTAACATTCGCATCCGCAATCTTAGCCGTCGTCACACTATTCGCCCCAAGATCAGCAGCCTGAATCGTACCATCAAGAATCTTATTCGAAGTCACACTATTCGCAGCCAACTTCTGATTCGTAACAGCAGCATCATCAATCTTCGCAGTCGTAACCGCATCATTCTGAATCTTAACAGTAGAAACACTATTAGAAGCCAACTTCGGCTCCGTCACGCTACCATCAATAAGATTAGCCGTAGCAATAACGGCGGCAGCAATACTCGGATTAGGATACGTACCCGTCAAATCACCACCAGCAGGATCACCCTCCTGCATAAGAACATTCTGACCAGTAAGAGGATAACTAATCCCCATCAGATCATACGTCTCCTCAATCTTAAAAGCCAACTGCTCAATACGAGAAGCGATTAGAGAAATACTATCCGAAGCAAGCGGGTATGGGAAATAATACTTTGGGGTCGAACCTGTGCTCATACATCACCTCCTATAAACAGCCTGCTCTAAACGATCAATGCGCTCAGAATCAGTAAGATTACCAGTATCAATATACGTAGCGTTCCTCTCAAAAAGAACCTGCCGAACAATCGAATTAACCTCGTTACGAATAATCGCAACCATCCAACGCTCAAAACGCTGCCGATCAGAGGCCGAAGAAAAATCAAACTCTTCCATAATTACATCCTGCTCTGCCGAAGCGGACGGAAACCAATGCTCCACGAGTCAATAGCGATACGATGCGGCTTCTCCGCGGAACGATAATTCTCCGGACGATAACGATTCATCTGATACAAACGAAAACCCATGCTCGGATAGCGCCAACTAATCTTCTTCTTATGCCGCTCAAACGCAGAATCAGACAAGTCGTACCACGTAAGACCCTTACCCTCCAGCGTGGACCATTCGGAACGATCCGGAGATAAGACTCGGGGAAGAACATTATCTTCAACAAAACGCCACGAGTATAACTTATCCTCCAAAATAGCCCAGTTACGCTGCCGCTTCTTCTGAATATCAATACTATCCTTATCCTCATTATCAACCACGTCGAGCCGTAAACCGCCCTCGATGAAATAGAGGTTTAAGAATAATTGTCGGAACCACTTCTTCAGTGTCGGGTCTCCGAACGTGTAATGCTTGGTTTGGATGTAGAAGTCGGGTCCCTTGTAGTAGAGTTTAGGATTCTTACCAACATTCTCGCACAATTCGGCGTCCTCGCTGACAGTATGATCGTACTCGGTGCTCAGCATAGAGTCTACGCTTAACAGTCGAGCATACACGCCGCTCATGTTAATCGACGGACCATCATCCTTAGGATTAACCGAGTCGTAAGCCGCGAAACCCTTTACGCCGCCAGACTCGCCACCGATCTGATCCAACTTCACAAAACCCTTGAAACTAAAATTACTAATCACACTCATAGCATTCGTAGGAAGATAGATAGCAAACGTGATACCCTCCGTAAGGTTAAGCGGTCCCCACACACCATTCGCAGCATTCCAAAGCGCGTTACTTGCAGCGGCCGGAATAATCTGTACTGTTCCGTTAAACGTGCTCGGAAGAGACGCGCTAAGCGTGATCGTATCCGCATCCACAATAGTAGCAACCGTTAAACCAGCGGGAAGACCGAAACCAAGAACCTTATCACCCACATTAAGATTAGACGTATCATACGTATACGGAATACCGGTGTCCGAAGCAATACCGCTAACAGTCAGGCCATCAACAGTATTTAACGGACTAGAAACACTAGCATTAGGGAACGAATAACCACTACCCCACACAGGAACAGTCGAACCCGTCGAAGCGCCACTCGCCTCATACATCTTAAGATAATCCCAATAAATTGGAACATTACCATAATTAGGGTCCACATCTTCCATCGAAAAATCAGGATCCCAATCACCAAACTGGAAATTCTCAATAGCCGGAGTATTCCCAATATCCTGAGCATACAACGGCTCGTAACGAATAGGCTTATAAATCGAATTAAACGAAGTAAAATGAATGAACAAATAATCCTTATGCAGGAACGAGTAAATATGATTCTTAATCGCGTCAAACGACTTAATACTATCAGTATAATACACGCCCATATTCGTCTCGGTCAGATTACGAACCGTCGCGCCATCAAAAAACAGGATACCGACCTTAGAAGCCCAGAAGACGCCGCCACCATACTCCACAATACTCGAAGCGCTCAAACAACCCTCAGGATATAATTCTTCCACACTAAAGTTAGCGCGATAATTACCACGAATTAGATACGTCTTATCCTCTTGGAACACAACAAGGCCCGCGTTTGACGAGGCCATGCCACGCATCTGCTGAGCGCCAGGAAGCACAATACTGTCCGAAGCGTCCTGGGACAAGTCAACACTCTCGGAATTATGATACGCAGAGAACACAATACGATTATGCGTCTCCGGCGTGCCAGCATTACCAAACCATTGATAACCAGCATACGTCGTATTAAACACTCCCGCTCGACGAGTAGCATTATTCCCAACATAACCCGTTACCGGAACATTATAACGATATGCAACATACTCGTCCGCATTCATCGTAATAGCGCCATAATGCGTAGTGCTAACCTCAAGGGTCTGATTATCCGTAGTTGTACCTGTAACCACGTCAGCAACCCACTCGCCATCACTAGCCCGATACACGCCCCAATCATCACCAATACCAGCCGCAGCGAAATGACCCTCACCCTCAGTGCCAATCGCGCCACTAACAATAGCGCCACCATTACCATCATACGTAATCAAACCACGACCATGATTATGAATATACGGACGCACATTAACAATCTTAATTGTCTGATCCTCCCAATTCGCAGAAGTATCAGCATTAGTCTCATGCCCATGCGTACGAATAATATCCTTCTCAAGCGTAATCTGATTACTGATAAAACTCTTCACAGTACCAATATAATATTCACTAGCACCATCCACGCGGTACACAAACTGTCCCGGAGACAACAAAGAAGTATCAAAAGCGTCCGTCACACTCGTCGGAGGAGTGCTCGTAGTAGCCGTACCAACCTTCGCATTAATCTTATTTGTAAACGTAGACGTAGCACCAGAACCCGTCTTACCAAAATCCACATTCGCAATCGTCATCGTACGGCCCGTACCGCCACGCCAAAAATACAGAAAATGCTCATTAGAACCGCCATCAGCAATCCCATACTCCTCCAACAAACCAATAAACACGCCACCACCAAGAGCAGGCCGACTAAACACAATCGAAGTCTCATTCACCACATCAAGCGGACAGAAACACTGAGCCTTATACTCATCATCATAAAACAGAACACGAGTCGAACCAGGACCAGCCACAACAATACCGATCCGCGCCTCATTATTTGGATTAAGAGTACTCACAAGCCCAATAACACGCTCATTATCAACATTAGGCTGAGAAAGAATCGCGCCAGAAGAATCAAACAAACGCACACCCTTCCAAGGCGCACGCCGACGAATCATACCCGCACGATCAAACAACACATCCTGACCCCAACGAATAAACGAATCCGGAATAAACGTACCAGGAGCGGCCTGATTCATCCCATTAACCGCACCAACCTGATTAGCAAAGGTCAAACCAGACACACAACACCCCCTTAATACGTCCAATCATACGAATCAGTCACCACATGCACCGTATCCGGACGATCATACTGACGCATCCAAACATCATTCCGCATCTGCTGATACCGAGACTCGTACATATTCTGAAACAACGCTGCCTGAGGATCATCATTCACAAGAAACGCCTTAATAAGCGCACCATACACAATCAAACTATGATGACGCGCAGGAACAAGAAACACACCCGTATCCTCCGCAACCGTCGTACCAACAGGCGTCTGAGTATAATACAAGCGCACACTCGTATCACCAGGAAACTCTGGAAACACAAACAACTCGTCACCAATAAAATAATAACGAGTCGGATTATACGTCGCATTAAGCGTCTTATAATTCTTTTCAATCACATCGCCACGCTCAGGAACCAGAACAATATTATTCGTAAGATCCGTGAAACTCAACACACTACCTACACGATACTCCGAAACAACATTATTCTGCACCTGACCAGTCGAATACGAGAGCGTATGCGTATTCGTCGCATTAACCAGGCCAAAAACACCATCGCTCGTCAACTGGCTCGTGCCAGAAGGAACCGTGAACGCTTGTGCACGCTCCATAAAAGGCCAAGGCTCACGAGTGACCAGATCCAAATACGCCTCATTAATAAGCGACAGTTTCTGAGAATCCTCAAAATCCTCAAAACCATACAAATCCATCTCATCAAACATCTCATCAAGAGTCACCCGCGTCACCCCCCTTCGGAATATCAGAAGAAATAAACTCCTTAATAACAGGACTCTTACCATGCCTACGCATAAAATGCTCCACAACCTCCGCAGACTCCTCAGCAGCCTCATCACCAACACGCCGCGCATTCTTACGATACTCTTCCTGCGAACGGATCACCTCATCATAGATTCTATTACCATTACGCAGCGTATCACCCTCACGAAGCCGCATCATAACCTCATCAACCGCAGGAACCTCACGACCAAAACCCATCACCGGGAAAGGATCACGAGGACGAGGCATCTCAATAAACACACAATAATCGCCCGTCTCCTTATTTAGCCCGAAAAACAAGCGCTCATCATACTCCTTGACCGCGGAATCAACACGGATCTGGTCCCACGTCATCTCACCCCTGCCAGGAATATAAACACCCATTAACAATCCCACTTTCTCAAAGCCTTATTAATACGACTATTAGGATCCTTAGCCGTCTTAGCGCTCGTATTACGCCTCTTATGACCCAGCATACGAGCACAGAACGACTTACGACGCGCAGCGGCCTTAGGGCTCCTAGAAGCCTCCGAAGCGGACACAGGGCGCTTAAGCGTCCCACCAGTCTCGGCCTTATACGAGGCACGACCCTTAGCGTTCAAACCGCCATCAGGATCCTTACCTTCCTTACGCTGCCACGCGGGAGTACTCATCCCTGACCCCGACGCCTCTTAAAATAACGATAACGATACTTCAAATGAGCAAACATACTCACACGATCACCCCTTCATCTTATTAAAAGTAGCGCGAGCAATCGACCATAACTTCTGCTCAGACCAGGAAGGATTATCCCGCTTAAGAGCCGAATAAATCTCATCCAACTTTTTAGGCATAACACTCCTCCAAGTAAAGAACAGGGAGGGGCCGAAGCCCCTCCCCACCCCGATTAGAATCCAGCGTCCGCGCCGCCGTCCACCTCAAGGAAACCAGCCACCGCAGCAGCCGCGTCACCCTTGATAACGACCTGGTTGTTACGCCGAGTGGCGCCCAGGTTCAGGTAACGGGTCATAATAGCCTCGAAGGCATCATAATCCGCCCGCTGACGCAGAGTCTGACCATCCGCATCCAGGAAGTGCCAATCCTGATCCGAGAACACCTTCATCGTGGACTCGTCCAGAATGTACATCAGCCCGTACGGAGCATCAATATCCGCAATAAGCGGCATCCCGTTATAAGACAGCGTCTTGAAACCGGCCGCATAATTCAGCGACGCAGGATCAACATAACGCACGTCCTCATTCAGCAGGTCGTAGAACTCGCGCTGCAGACCAAGCGAAGTGATAACCGAAGTCGGCATACCACCATTGATCCGAGCCAGGTTCAGAGCCTGCTGAATCACGTCAAGGGTAAGGACTCCGCCCGTAGCCTCAACGCGAACATTATCCCACCACTGCGACGTAGCAGCATTAATGCCACCAAACGTATTCGCAGCAGCATCCGGAACGATACGACGAAGACCGTCAATCTCGTCCGACAGGGAGTACGTGTTACCAACAGCCGGAGTAACCGTCTGCACGCCAGCGCGACGAATCGTATCATCGTCGTCAAAAGCGGCCGTAGAGGTCTCCGTCACCGTAACCGTACCCGTCGTCACGTTCACCGAAGCGACCGTGAAAACGGCACCACCAGCATGGGTATGATCCGCCGAAACGTTATCATCATACACATTAACCTTCATGCCGGGATAAATCTGACCCTTACGAAGCGGCTCAGCGCCAACCTCGATAGCGGTCGTCGAGTGAGTACCCCCAGTCACGGCAGTAGCGATAGTACCAGTACCATCACCATAAATCTGACGAGCCAGATCCTTCTTAAGGTCATTCCGAATACCGTCAAGTTCCGACTTCAGAGCCTGAAGGAACGCCCCAGCCTCATTCTTAGTCTTCGCCATCGACGGACCCGTAACCTCAACACGACCATACAGGTACTTCAGATCGTACACGGCCTTATCGTACGCCTGCGAACCAGCAGCCGGAAGAGCCTGAGCCTCGCCACGCGCACCGATACCCGTAGAACGACCATAATGAAGCGGAACATAAGCCCGCTTACCTACCAGGTCCTCCGACTTCGTCTCAAGACGAGACAGCAGAAGAACCTCATTGTTTAACTGCTCAGCGACAGGCCCAAGGTAATACTCCTTGAGAATCTCGCTAAGCGTATTAAGACTAGCAGCCATTAATACACCTCCAATTAGGAAATGTTACGAATAGCCTCCATCGCAGCCTTATGAGCATCATCAAGAGACTCGAAAGACCTACCAGGAACACTAGACGGCCCGCCAGGAGCCGGAGTCGCGCCATGCGGCACCTGCTTAGACTCCAAATAAGAGCCAAGCATACGCTGCTGAATAGCATGATACCGCTCCTGAGCCGCCATAAGATCACCATCAGTAGCATGAGCCAGATCATAAATCGCACCAATATCATCATCAGAATAATGAGGATTAGTAGTACGAATAGTCTGCTCAGCCGCCTCCAACTGACCAAGAATCTCCTGCTGCTGCTGCGACTCAAGCATCTGCTGCCTAAAAGACCGCATCTCCTCAAGTTCCTTAGCAAGAGCAGGCGGAAGCCCCTCGTAACTAGAATTATCAACAACAGGCGCCTCAACCGGAACCTCAGGCGTCTGATTAGCATACCCAACTTCCTGCAGACGATTCTGAATAGCGGACGCAAACTCAGCAGCAACCTGAGGGTCCGAATCCATAGCCTTCCACAGATTGAGAATACCAGTAGCCTCATCCGGATCAACACCAACTTCGGATAACGCCTCGTACTGACGACGAACATCCGCAATCTCCTGAGTCTTACGAGTGTAATCAGCCTGCATAGACTTATACACCTGTTGCATATCCTCAGGAAGTGTATTCGGATCAAACCCCGTAAAGGATTCCGGCTCTACCGGATTATCCTCAACTCCCGAATGATCCTCGACAGCAACCGTCCCAACATCCTCATCAGGAAGTTCCGCCGACAAAGCCGCCTCAGCGGCCTGCAAATCAACCTCACTCATCTAACCAATCCTTTCGTTTAAGAGTCCAGCGTATTCTGGTTGCTCTTCAACCTCGGCATCAATAATCTCCGCCGAGCGATCCTGCGCGGCCAAAACAAGGCCCTCAGCGAAACCACTCATCAGTTCCGCCAACTCCTCCCTCGAAGGCAAAGTATGAACAGTCTCAGTTCGCTTCGTAGCCAGACCAGACGCAAGACGAATCTTATCATCCATAATCCCAACCACCGTAGCAATTGCTGACAACTGCTTCACCTCAGCCTGAGGAATCAACTCTTCCAACTTATTCATCGCACTCTCACGAACACGATTAGCATGAGACACAAACTCGTAAGCCTTCGCGTCCACATGATCCATCACATTCTCAGGAGGACCAGTCTCATTCCAATCACGAACCCAATGACGCAGCGTACCATGCGGAACGCCCGTATCCCGAGAAGTGCGACGAGTATTCTTCTCATTCGCAATCCAAATCACGTACGCAGCCGCACGATCCTCATCCGTCCACTCAACACGACTAGACATTAATCCTCGCGGCCTCCTCTTCCATCTGCTGACGCATCTTCTGCTGGAACTTCATCTCACTCTCCTGCATATCCCGCATCGCAGCAATACCCTGCTGATCCTGCTGACCCTGCTCGCCCTCAGCATTCGGCTTATCAAGATTATCAATAACAACCGTCTCAAGCGGCGGCTCCAACAACTCCTCAGGAGTAACACTCTTAATCCCAGTCGAATTAATAATCTTAGAACCAGCCGTCGGACCAACCGTACCACGAAGTTGCAGCGACACACGCGGCGCCTGACCCTCAGGACCAGCCTCCTCCTGCTGCGCCATCATCGTCAACTCGTAATGCTTATAAAACCGCGCACGAGCCTCCATAGGCATCGACTCGAACTCCGCACTCTTCATATACGCAGAATGAACATTCAAATGCACAGCCTTATTCTCAAACGGCAACGGCTGCAAACCAGCCTCAGACAAGCCCTCAAGCATCGAAGGATCAAACGGCACCGGCTCACCAGTATTCGGATCCATCTGCGGATTAAGCATCATCTCCATAATCTGCATCTCCGCCTGCTGAGCGGCAGGCTCATTAATAATCCCACCATCAATCAACTTATCATGCTCCCGAAGGGCCTGCTCCTCATCAGCCTCAAACTCCATCTGAAGCGTCTTAAAATCAGCCATATCAAGATACTTATACGCCTTCGCAGGACTCAGAATACCCATCTGCAACATCTGCATCACACGAGCCTGACGACCAGCACGAGTACGAGGAAGACCAGAACCAGCCTCAACCTTCACCTGCACACCAGCAATCATATCCGCGCCCTGGAAACGCTCCACCTTCGGCTTAGAACCAGAACCATTAAGAATCAGCATACGAGGCTCATTATAATACTTCTGAGCCAACTGAAGCATCTGATTACCAGCCCGCTCAATACTCTTCTCCATAAGCAGAATCTGCGGAGCCAAACGATCCACCGCGGCCTCCTGCAGAAGATCAATCGCCACACCAGCCTCAACATTCGGAGGCACATCACCCTGAATAATCTCATTCAACCCGAAAATATCACGCAAACGCTGACCAAGATCCTGCAAATGATCGAACACATAGCCAGGAAGACCCGGAATCGGAATGCTCTGCGGAACCTGACCAGCAACAGGATTATACTCAAAAATCGCTCCAGGCTCATCCGTAATACGCTGACGAAGCGAACCCACCGGAGCCAGCATCTGCGGCTTCAACGTAAGATTCTTATACTCAATCATCTGCGACAACGTACGATTAAGTTCCTTCTGCAACGGAATCGCCTGCTCAACAATACTCTGATCCCACAACTGGCCCGGAACACGAATACCCGGAAACTTCACCAAAGGCAACTCCTCAAACGGGTAAGGCCACGGAGCATCATACAAAATAATATCCGGACTCTTCGTAAACACCACAAAACGACCCTCAGGATACTTCGGACCAGGAAGAAAATACCCGTAAAACACCTCGCGCACATTCTCCTTCGTCTTCGCCTCAAACGACGCAAAAGGACCAGGAAGCGTCTCATCCGGATACCGATTAATCGCATTAGGCTTCAAACGAGCACCATAACGATCCTGAATCTCCTTCGGATCCATAGGATGCACACAAAACGCATACTTACAATCCTCAAACACCTGAGCAGAATCATCAAGAAGCACATCAAACGGCGACATAACATCCACCTTAATCTCGCCCTGATAGACCTGCTTCTCAAACGCTTTAGAATCAGCGCCAGACTCGTCAAGAAACTTCGCAAAGAAATGCTTCACAAGAGGATCCACAATAGGCTGACCCTCAGGATCCATCATCACACGCATCCCCTTACCAGCCTTATCATCCCACGTAATCTTCCAAAAACCATTCCCACAAATAATCGACCAGATCATCGCCTCCTCACGCTTCTCCGTCAAATGAAACGAGTCCCACCAATAATCCAGCAGATTCTCCGCAACCTCA